ATCGGGCTCGCAAGATGGGGCCAAAGCTGTATCAGCTAACGTTGCTGGCTGCCGGACTGCGGGTCGATCCAGGCTGGCTGGCGTTTGGCTCAGGCAATCCGCCGGAGGCTAAAGACTGATGCAGATCCGTCACGAAACGCTCATGCGAATATATCGCCAGAGTCAGGATATTTGCGACAAGAAAGAGCTACTCATATCCGACGTTATGCGCCTGATAGAAAAGGCGATAGAGAACCACGAGCGCGGATACTCACTGGCCCTAGAAATCCCGCACAAATGGACGGGTCACTCGCTCCACACTATATTTTTGCCGCTGGATGAGGCTGAGTTCAGCGTTGAGCCAGATGCATGGCCTGTTCGCGCGTCTCCTCTACGCGGCGCGTCCAGCCCCGACCGAACGTCCTGAACAGATTGGTCAGGCTTTCGTAGTACGCCTGCCGCATCGTGGAGTAGCTAAAGATCAGCGCTTCGGGGTCATTGCGTTCAACCGCCAGCAAAGTGTTTGGGCCAATGACCCCGTCTACCGCTGAACCAGACGCTGCTTGCAGCGTCTTGATGGCGCGGGATACGCCAGCGTTGACGGCAAAATCGAACACGCACCAATCAACCCCAGCCGGGAGATCATCGCCGCGCACCTTGTCCCAATATATCTGCCGATAAATTGGCCGCACGTCGTCCTGTGTGAGCGAGCGCATCTCGGCTTCCGTCACGTCTCGCCAGATGAAGCGCTCATATGTGGCTTTGGTGACGCCCCAGTTGGTCATGCCGCCGGGGTCGTTGGGATGATTCACAAAGCCACCCTCATGCTCCATGAGCCACTCAAAGCAACGGCGAAAGTTGCCGATCATTTTTTGAGCTTTCCGGCTATTTTCTCGCCTGATCGGCCAACCACATAACCGCCCACACCGATCATCAGCAGATTCCAAAGCTCGTCCGGTAACGGAATACTTAATACCACTTGTTGTCCTAGCGCGTAGTTGGCTACCACCGCTGCAATGGGTGCCAGCAAATAGTTCCAGCCAACGATAGCCGTAATCGTTAACATCAGAATTGGACGCCACGTCGCTGTGATCGTATGTTCCGACTTAGCCTCTGCCATAACAACCTGTGCCGCTGCTTGCTCAATAGCATGGCCGTTGGTCACAAGCGCCATATTAAGCTCGCGTTCGATCTCAGCGCGCTTATTCTGATCCTCCGGCAAAATTCGGCCTAATACGTCACCGATAAGTGGAGCTAGGATTGGGAGTAGTGCACCGATCATTTCATCACCTCGCGTTTTAGCTGATCGACCTCGACACGCAGGCGCTCGACCTCTCGATGGCGGCGTTCCATCGTGTCTGGTGACGACATGCCAGCCAAGATGCCGATCCGGTGCTGCGTTGTGTCAACGACGTTTTCCAATTTGTCCACCCGCTGATCCAGCTTGCGCAAGCGGATCTCGATGTCGTGCGCCTGATCCGCCAGCAGCTTTATCTCGCGTTTTGCTATAGCCGCTGCACTGACGACGCTCACCAGCATCCCGGCGAGCGTCAGCATCAGCTTGATATCAATCGCCCCGTCCATCGGCGGTTACTTCTCCTCGCCTCTCACGCGACCCAGCAGGCGCTGAACGGTATCTGTCTCGTATATGCGAAGCGACAGCCAGATGACCGACAAAAGAGCGCTGATCGCAGGCAGGAACTCGAAGAAAGTTCCGGCTGCGATTGTCACAGCGGTCCAGTCAAATATGCTGCGCTCGTCCTGCATTATGCTATCATTTTATCATAGACGGTTTTTAGATCTTCTGAGCTTCCGGCAAGGTCGATCTGCTCATGCAATATCGCTCAACACCTCTACCCTAATATACCCGTCATTGGGGAACGTCTCGATAGTGCTGTCGGAGTAGGTGACTTCGAACTCACAGACGTAGCTACCAGCCGCGGCGGTATCGGCGGCTTGCCATGCATAGCGCACAAGGCCACTGGCGGCTGTCACCACCGTTGCCGCCGCATCAACAACAGTCGCCGTCGCGCCAGCCCGGCGCATATGGAAGCGAACCGACGCGCCGCTTAGATCGATTGCAACGCCTGCCGCCGTCGTCAGAGTCGCCTCTAAAATTGGCGAGGTGTCAGACCGCTTGATTTGGAAGGCCATTGATCGCCGCTCCGTTTCTGCTGGATTGAATGGCGGCAACATTCGCTGCCGATATTGACACCCGCACAACTCGCGCGGCACTGGCAGCGCCGAACGATGGAGCCAGCGCGCCAATCGTCAACGCCGAGACAGGAGCCGAGATCGTCGCCCCTGCCAATATACGCGGCGCTTGGCCAGCAACATCTATTGCCGCAATCGGAGCCGAAATCGTGACGCTTGCCGATATGCCGGGCACCAGGCTCGCGAGAGTGACGCCCGCAACCGGTGCCGAGATCGCAGCTCCAGCAGATATGCCGGGCGCTTGGCCAGCAATATCTATCGCCGCAACCGGTGCCGAAATCGTCGCCCCTGCCGATATACCCGGCGCTTGGCCAGCAATATCTATCGCCGAGACAGGAGCCGAGATCGCAGCTCCAGCGGATATGCCGGGCGCTTGGCCGGCAATATCTATCGCCGCAATTGGAGCCAAGATCGTGACGCTTGCCGTCACTGATACGGCAGGCGTTAGGCCAGCGACTGCCATGTCCGCAACGGGCGCGGAAACGACTGCCCCGATGGCAAGTCCCGGCGCTAGCGCGGCAATCGTGACGACTGCGGATGGGGCCGAAACTACCGCGCCTGCCGATAGGGCAGGGACTAGGCCTGCAATTGATACCGCCGCCGATGGCGCGGAAATTGTGACGCCCGCCGCCGCTTCTGCCGCTGGCAGCGCCGCCAATGGCGCAGAGGCGAGTGGGGCAAAGCCGAGCATCTAGGGCCGGCTGGGCCAGTTGATCGTTTCCGGAAAACCCGCTTGCTCCGGCACATCGCGGAGGGCTTGGCGATAGGCGGCTAGCTCAGGCGAGAGCGTGTTATCGGTCAACGCAGCCCAATCCGTCTCAGCCAACAGCGCATCTCGCTGCTGGCGCGCTGAGGCAGCCTGTGCGGCAACTGCATCCGCTTGACGCTCAGCCTCGGTACGCAAATCCCACTCCGGAACTTTGATGATTTGCCCGTTTTTCAGAACCTTTGCCATCATAGCGCCTCCCTGTAGCCGTACAGCGCCGCCGTGCCGCCAGTGTATAGCGCTGTCCCAGAATAGAACGTCAGGCGCATTGCATCCGCACGAGTTGTCGTTGCAACCTGTCCGTAAGTTAGAAAACGGTAAAAATCAGAAGAAAACGAACCCGTCCCCATGCCCGTTGTTGATGCTTGATCCGCCGAAATAATTACGTCGATAACGCCTGAAATGTCGGAATTGATTCCGTTCAGATAAGACAGCCCAGTGTCACTATCCCCATTTGTCTGGCTTGATGACGTTCCGCCAATGTCCGTCGTCAATGAATAGCTATTATGAGTAGAAGTGGATATGAATGTACTACCTCCATCAGTGGAGAACCTGATTATTGGGTAGGCATTGTCACCAGAAACATTGTTGAGAATTAATCTGAATGCTGAAAATCCCGCAGGCAAATCAAAATCAACGGCGTTTACGTTGCTGGTTACTGTGTTGGTGGCAAGCAGCACGAGACCCCCGACATCCTCAGCCGCCGCCGTGACAAAGACCGTGGCGCTGCCGCTTAGGCTCAGGAGCGAGCCGGTAGAGCTTTCCAGCAGAGTGCGTGAGAGCGTCGTGCCGGATGCCGTGTATGTGCCAGTGCCGATCTCCCAGGCTGTGCCATCTTCGATGGTGTAGCGGAGCACGTCGCCATCGCTGACGCCGGCAGCGGCGAACGTCTGAAACCCGCTCTCCGCCGCGCCCAGGGTGATCGAGCCTGTGCCGGTACTGGACGTGCTTACCTTGACGCGGTTGAATAATTTCACCATCAGCGCGGCTCAGTCCTAGGTGTAAGTAAACGTAAAGATGCCGCTCGCGTTCCACGTCACCTTGAAATCGGCACCGTCTGTCGCTGTTTGC